CATAACTAGACCAAGTTCGCAGAACTAATAATAGTTCGAAATATTCAACAAATAAGATCTATCGGGCGGTACGGTATCTTCGACATCAATACCCAAAATATTTAACATTCGCGTCATACCACGTTTCGGAGCATAGTTAAACGACCTATTTAACACAATCGATCTACATAAAGCATCAAAATATTCATCAACACCAAGATTTGCCCAAAGCAAACCCATTGCACGTGAAGCAACATCATTCCAGCAGTTGTCTTCATTTTCTGGAAACATCAAAGATGTAACCCAAGCTTCTCTACTTTTAGATGGTACACCACGGGAGATCGAATACCCAAGGAACGTTAAATCATTGATATCGGATGTAATAACGGTCTTTTCTTTATTTACACGCATACCTAACATTTCTATCCATTTGTTGAAGTCCACAACACTTAAATCACAATTAGCGGCAAGGATTGAATCATCACCAAGTACCCTAATAAACGTTGAAATGTTATACTTCTTGCAACACCAAGTGATTACGATAAAATTTACAATTGAACCGATGAGCTGAGTAAAGAAACTACCACTAGCAATACCACAAAACTTTCTATATCTTTCACCATTACACAACCTAATTGGAGTGTAAATAAAATATCTTTGGATGTATCTGTACATTCTAATCATATCATCAAATCTTGCAATACCACGATCACGATAATAAACAAAATCAATATTTCTAGCAAGGATGTCAAAAGCAATATTGATTAACCATGCCGGTACAGTTTTATCAAACTTCTTAAAATCAATTGCAGCAAAACTTGAATATGAGGAGATTTCACGAAATAACTTTGCAGTACCACGTTTTGCAGTTTCATAACCATATGCAATTGGACTAGTTCTTAATTGCATGTAAGCTTCAATTAAAGGTTTAGCGAATACAGCTTCACCAAACGTAAGTGTTGCTGGATATCCCCATACAGCACGAACTTTACTTTCACCATACGGTACAACATGTGATCTAACAAAAGCACAACAATCAGGTGGACTGACTGGAGATCCATGTTTTACAAAGTGCCAAAATTTTCTAACTTTATTAACAGCATCAATATCATCACGAACATCACATTTTCTTTGATAACCAAGCTCCTTCCAAGGCAAACCAGGAGAAGAAGTCCAGATATCAGATTCCATCTTAAATACATCATTTAGATGTAACATTTTTACAGGATGTGGTAACCTGAAGGCATCATAAGCCTCTTTAACTGCCAATTTAAAATCATAATCAGTTTCAAACAGATTCTTCGATCTATTGGAAAATTCAAACACGTCTTTTCTAACAGCCGTCATTGTAACAGGACTGCGCCAATATTTTTCCGTATAATTAAGTAAAGTTGAAGGTAGATAACCAGTTGGACGTGGGTCATGACAATGCCTTTGAGCAAAGCCAGACTTTTTGGTAAGTTTACAAATATAAGCCATGTTTTAAATAGTTTATACAAG